CGGCGACTGGAACACCGGCAACTGCAACACCGGCGACTGGAACACCGGCAACTGCAACACCGGCAACCGGAACACCGGCGACTGGAACACCGGCAACCGGAACACCGGCAACTGGAACACCGGCAACCGGAACACCGGCGACTGGAACAGTGCTTCTTTTTCCAATGGTGTGTTCTGCACTGAAGAACCTGAAATCCTGATTTTCAATAAACCTTCCGGCATGACCTTCAGACAGTGGCGCGATAGTGAAGCTTGCCATCTGCTGAATCAGATTCAGTCCATGCCCAATGTTTGGGTGTGGGATGATGACATGACCGATGAAGAAAAGGAAGCCCATCCCGAATATAAGACCACGGGTGGTTTCTTGAAGGTTCTGGACACTTCTGACTGCTGTGTCCGTTGGTGGGAAAACCTTGATGAATATCAGCGCAGAATTATTCGTTCTATTCCCAACTTTGATGCGGCCATTTTCAAGCAGATTACAGGCATTGAGGCATGATGTACGGCATTTGGAACAGCGTTGAAAAACGCTTTGTTTTTGGGATTTCAGAACCTACATCAAACGCAGCATGGAAATCCTTCAAGATGAAGGTTCCACAAGCGATTTGGCGCAAGTGGCGCTATGATGTAAAGCCAATTCCTGAAGGGTTCAGAAATGCCAAAAATCCGCGCTATGGAAGGCGGTGATGGTATGACCCAAGTAAAGTTATTCCCGCATCAGGAACACGCCCTGAAGGCCACAGAAGGGCTTCAGAGAGTGGCCTATTACTTAGACATGGGACTTGGCAAGACCTTTGTTGGTTCGGAAAAAGCGGTCACTTTCCAGCAGAAGATTCTTCTGGTTTGCCAACATAGCAAAATTCAAGACTGGATTGAACACTTCAATGACCACTATTCCTTGCCGGTCTTCAACTTGACTGTGAAGGAACAGCTTGCAGGGTTCGTGGCCGGTGATGGTCAGGCCGTGGGTGTCATCAACTATGAACTCATTTTCAGGCGCAATGCCCTGAAGCAGATGCAGGATTTCACCCTGATGCTGGATGAATCTTCCCTGATTCAGAATGAAACCGCCAAGCGGTCAAAGTTCATTCTTGGCTTGAAACCATCCAATGTAATTCTTCTTTCCGGTACGCCAACTGACGGCAAATATGAACGCTTATGGTCACAACTTCACCTTTTGGGGTGGCACATCACCAAAGAAACCTTTTGGCAGCATTACATTGAAACCAAATGGATTGACACCGGTGATGACAGTGGATTTAAGCGCAGGATTGTGACCGGCTATAAGAACACTGACCGTTTGAAAGCCAAAATGGCGCAATATGGTTGCGTTTTTATGAAGTCAGATGAAGCTTTCACCTTACCGCAACAACAGGAAATCCCCATCATGGTTCCCACATCCAAAGAGTATAGAACATTCATGTACAGTCACCTTATCACGGTCAATGTGCTGGATGTTGCTGTAACAGGCTGGAAAACCGGAATCCTGAAAGAATTGGTTGGCGATACATCATTGACTTCAAGGCTTTATGCACGGCAGTTGTGCGGTATGTACAGCATTGCCAAATTGGAAGCCTTCAGGGATTTGATTGAAAGCACCAATGACCGCCTGATTGTTTTTTACAACTTCACCGGCGAACTGAAGGCGATGCTTCCTATCGCCCTTCAAAAGACATCGCACATTTCTTTTGTAAATGGCAGCATCAAAGACCTTCAGGATTACTTTCTGTATGAAGATTCAATCACTTTTGTTCAGTATCAAGCCGGTGCAATGGGTTTGAATCTTCAGAAGGCAAACAAGATAGTTTATTACACCCTTCCTGAAAAATCTGAATATCTGGAACAATCTAAAAAGCGTATTCACCGAATCGGCCAAGAAAAGACCTGTTTTTACTATTACTTACTGTGTCGGAACAGTGTTGAACTTGACATCTTGGAAAATCTGAAAATGAGAAAGGACTATACTGATGAACTTTTCAAGAAAAAGTATCAGCCGCAAGGTTAAAGTGGCAAGATTCAGCGGCCTGTTTTGGGGCTTCCTGTTTGGCCTGACCTTTGGTTTGATGCCTTGGCTTTCCAGCGTTGCTACTGCGCAGCGTGGGTATCACGCCATTGGCGGTGAAGCCCTGATTTTGGTCTTCCCGCTGCTGGCCTACTGGGTGTGGGATAGCGTCAAGACTTTTCTGAAGGGGGTGAAATCTGATGAAGAAATGCAGAGAAGTTACCGCTGAAACAACCCTTTGTGGCAAAGACATCTGCTGTTACTTTTGCGCAGACCGTGCGAACTGCAAATATGCCTGTGGTGAAGAAGAAAATCCCTGTTCTTCCTGCTATGACGATGAAGCACCAACGGAAGGCCTTGCCCCGCTGGACGCTTTCAAAGTCACTACCGGCAACGCAATCAAAAAGATTGCCGACTTGGAACTTGCCAAGAAGAACATCGAAAACGATGAATCCGCTTTGCGTGAACAGCTGCTTCAGGCTATGGAAAAGTACGGTGTCAAGAAGTTTGAAACCGATGCAGTCACTTTCACTTATGTTGCACCTACTACGCGCAACACCATTGACAGCAAAGCCCTGAAGGCTGAACAGCCTGACATTGCCGCCCTGTACACCAAGACTTCCAATGTGAAGGCTTCTGTCAAAATCACGGTAAAGGACGGTGGTAAAAAATGACGCTTGCGGTGGTTGTCATCATGGATATTATTGCCGCACAGGCTGGCTTTCCACTTTGGGTCATCGTCAGTCTGTCTATCTTGTGCGTGTGCATTGGGAATTGAGGTGATGTGATGACAAAGAATGAGCGTGAAGACAATCCGGGTGAATCCTTTGATGGCGGTTATCACCTTTACGCGCAGGAAAAGCACAAGGAGCGCGTTGCGAAAAACTCTGAGCGCATCGCCTATGCAATCAAACAGTTTGAGTTGAACAACATTGAATTTACTTTGAAAAATGAACAAAGCGGCCATTTTCATTGTAGACGAAAATCGGATGACAAGTTGTTTCAGTTTTGGGCTGGAACTGGAAAAATTCTTGGTTATGACCATTTGAGAGGGATACACGCCCTTATCAAGCTATTGGTGAGGTGACAGCATGGCAGCAGAAAAGAACTTTGAAAACCGCGTCAAGCGCTATCTGCAAAGCGTTGGCATCTACCCTTTAGGGTGTGCCGCTGACCGGGTGACCATTCAGCCCATTGGATACTATGAAAAGCGTTGGGGCGGTGGCTATAGCAAGGCCGGTCTTCCTGACCTTCATATTGTCTGCAACGCAATCAGCCTTGATGTGGAGTTGAAAGCCCCAACAGGAAGACCATCAGACCTTCAGAAGCACACTATCAGCCAAATCAATCACGCTGGTTCAATCGGAATCATCCTTTGGCCTGATGGATTTGATGAATTTCAACAGATTATGGAAGGAGTGATTGAATGCAGTTCTCACATTCCCGCGTTGAATGCTTTGAAGCGTGCCCACGGAAATACCAAATGCAGTATGTGGACGGGCTGAAAGCCCTGCACCCTGCTGAAGCAGATGACCCGCTTATCCTTGGCACAGCCCTTCATACAGGCCTTGAAAAGGGCTTGTCTACCGCACTGGACTACTATTATTCCGCGTTCCCAATCGCCACGGACAGGCACATTGAAGAAGCCCTGAAGTTGTCTGGACTGATTACCAAAGCTGATGCCTTGATTCCTAAGGGACAAGATGAAGTTCTGGTATCAACTTCAAACTTCATCGGATACCTTGACCGCATTGTTCCTGTTGAATTGTGTCTGACAGAACGCGACTTCATTTGTGAACATTGCACCCGGTACGAACAGTGCAGGTCATCAGGGTCAGGCCGTTGCCCCCTTGGCAAATATTCAGGCTGGTATGACCTGTATGACTTCAAGTATTCAAGTCACCCTGACCGCTACAAAACATCAAAACAGCTACACCTTTACAAATATTACTTTGAAAAAGCAAACCCCAAAAAGCACATCCGCAATATGTTTTATTTGGTTGTTCCAAAGGTTGCATCCAAATACAAAACAGACCAATGCTGGCCTGTCTACATTGAACAACTTGAACAGAAAATTGAACAAGTTGTTCCACAACTGATTCCCATTGATTATGACCCCGATAAGGTCATTGATTATTTGGAAAAGACACAGGATGTTTTACAAGCAACCGATTATCCCAAGAATGAAGGTTTCTTGTGCAACTACTGTGACTATAAAGAACTTTGTTTGAAAGGACTTGATTACATGATTCTTCCGAAGAATGAGCGTCACGCACCCCATGTGACCACCAACCCCGCAATGTGGATTTATGCCCAAAGCTATGTTGGTAAGACCACCTTCATTGACAGCTTTGATGATGTGCTGTTCCTGAACACCGATGGCAACACCGATGCCCTTCAGAATCCGTTCATCCCCATCAAGACCGTCATCACCAAAGAAGGCCGCATGACCAAACGGCAGATGGCATGGGAAGTCTTTCTTGATGTTCTGGATGAACTGGAAAAGAAAGACAACACCTTCAAGATTGTCTGCCTTGACCTGATTGAAGACCTGTATGAAGACTGCCGCCTGTTCGTCTATGAGAAGAACGGCTGGAAGCATGAATCTGATGCTGGTTATGGCAAGGGATGGGATATTGTGAAAACTGAATTCCTGTCCAGCATCAAGCGCCTGAAGGCCATGGGCTATCAGGTCATCTACATCAGCAAGGAAATCAGCGGCGAGGTCAAAACCAAAGGTGGCGGCAGTGTGACCACCTACCGCCCCAACATCCCTGACAAGGTGGCGAATGTGCTTTCCGGCACTGTCAGTCTGACCGCCCGTGCCTTCAGTGATGAAAAAGGTCGCTGGTTGTCCTTCAAGTCCAATGAATACATTTTCGGCGGTTCCCGCTTCAACTTTGAAGATGATGTGATTCCGCTGGACAAGGGTGCTTTCCTGAAGGCGCTGACAGCCGCGCAGAAGGGGCTTGCAAAGCCTGAAGCACCTAAGCAGGAAGTTACGCCGGTGAAGAATGAAAGCCCTGCACAGGACGCACCGCAGGGGGATTTGACGCCGGGTGGCGGTAAGGTGTCCGAGGATGTGCCGCCGTCCGATGATGAACCGCCCTTTGATATTCCTGAAGCGCCCAAGCAGGAAGAAACCCCTGCACCGGCACAGCCTGAAGCACCCAAGCGCCGCACCCGCCGCGCTCGTAACTAACACATAACAGAAAGGAAAAACAACAATGGCTAATGTATGGGATGAATTCGATAAGGCTTATGACCTTGATGGTCTGAACAAAGACCTCAAAGATAACGAGAACAACAGCGGCAATTACCGCGAAGTTCCCCACGGCACTTATGAGGTTGCCGTCAACAAGATGGAACTGACCAAATCCAAGAAAGAGAAACCGATGGTTTCCATCTGGTTCAAAATCGCTGCTGGCGAGTTTGCCGGTTCCCTGATTTTTTACAATCAGGTCATTGACAACAGCTTTGGCATCCACAGCAACAATGACCTGTTGCGGTCTATGGACTTGGATTGCGTCAACAACCTTGGCGAACATGACCACGATGTTTTCCAGTCGTTCGGTCAGTACGGCAACCTTCTGATGGATGCTAAGGAAGAAATTGATGACGCTGGCCTGACCTTCCAGCTGGCCTATACGGAAGGAAAGAACGGCTTCCACAAGTACAAGATTGAAGAAGTCTTTGAAGCCTGATTTCTTCTGATTTTCAGAGCGGGTGGGTTGGTGGGAGATTTTATAGAAAGGATGGTAAAGGCAATGCTTTTTTATGACTTTGAAGTATTCAAATACAACTGGCTTGTGGTTGTCATGGATATGGCAGCGCGAAAGAAACATGTCATCATTGATGACCCTGATGCCCTTGAAAAGCTATACAAGGAAAAAATCAATGACATTTGGGTTGGCTACAACAGCCGGTCTTATGACCAATGGATTCTGAAGGCCATTCTGGCCGGGTTCAATCCTAAGAAGATGAATGACCACATCATCCTGAAAGGTCGTTCTGGTTATTCCTTCAGTTCACTGTTGCGTTCTTTCCCATTGAATAACTTTGATGTGATGCCAAATCCCCCTATTGGCTTGAAGACCTTGGAAGGGTTCATGGGTTCCAACATCAAGGAAACGGATGTTCCATTTAACATTGATAGACCGCTTACCAAAGAAGAAATTGAACAAACGGTTTTCTATTGCACCCATGATGTGGAAGAAACCATCAAAGTTTTTATCCAGCGAAAAAGTCAGTTTGATGCAATGCTTACACTGGTAAAACAGTTCAAACTTCCCATTTCTGATATTGGTAAAACGGAAGCCGGTATCACTGCTAAAATTCTTGAATGCGAAATGACCAAGCGTGATGATGAATTTGATTTCATCATTGAAGATTATCAGCAAATCAGGAAATATACACAGGTCATGGACTGGTTCAAGGCACAGCAGGGCAACCCCGATTATTACAGCAATAAACTTGAAGTGATGATTGCCAATGTGCCACATAAGTTCGGCGCTGGCGGCATTCATGGTGCAAGACCTAAATACAGGTTCATGCCCGGTCAGGGAAGGCAGTGTTGGCACATTGATGTTACTTCCTATTATCCGTCTTACCTGATAGCACATGGCCGCATCACGCGCAGCGCAAAACATCCTGAACGCTATTCATGGGCTTACTTCCATCAGATTGAATTGAAGCGCCAAGGTCGCAAGCCTGAACGCCTTCCCTATAAGAAGATGCTGAATGCCCTGTCAGGCGCTATGAAGGACAAGTATAATCCAGCTTATGACCCCTGCATGAATAACACAATGGTGGTCAACTGCCAAATCAGCGCCTTGATGCTGATTGAAATGTTGGAAGTCATTCCCGGCTTTGAACTGATTCAATCAAACACCGATGGCCTGATTGTTTCCATTCCTGATACAGATGAAGCCTTCAATCAGATGGATGATATTTGCTATGAATGGGAAACCCGGTGCAGTACAGAAAAGGCATCAATCAAGCTGGACTTTGATGAAATCGAATGGCTTTATCAGAAAGATGTAAACAATTACATTTTTAAGTTTGGTCATTCCAGCAAGATTGAACGGAAAGGCGCATGGCTGAAGGAACTGTCAAAGATTGATTTTGATATGCCCATCCTGAACACCGCCTTGACAGAATATTTTGTCCATGGAACACCGGTGGAAGATACCATCAATAACACCAAAGACCTGATTCAGTTTCAGAAGCTGGTTAAGCTGTCCAGCAAATTTGAATGGGTTGAACACAATGACCACAAGTATCTGATGAAGTGTTATCGGGTATTTGCTTCAACCAATGTGTCTGATGGTCGCATCAATGCTTGCCGCATCAAAGGCGGTAAGACCGAAATCAAGAAATTTGGCAACACGCCTGAACATTGTTTCTTTGTAAATGACGATGTTACCACAGTCAAGACACCGCCCACACTTGACCGGCAGTGGTACATCAACGAAGCCAAAAAGCGTCTGGCCGAATTCGGGGAAGGAAGTGCAGCATGACAGACGATAACATTATTACCATTGAATGGTGGTATCACGATATTCACGGAAGGATTTTGAACACTTCCCGTCACGGGGTTATGGACATTGATTGCAATTTCTTCTTTCCGAATACTAAAGCCAATGTCACCAAACTGCTGACAATGAACGGCAGGGATTTTGACTTCAGCAAGCCCAACATTGAAAAAATGTTGAACTGCATTGAACAGCGCATCAACAGCCTGAATGGCGATATTGAAGCCGCCAAGGCTACATACGCCAAATTGTATGATGAATGGTGCAACCTTCATCCGCAAGCGGAAAGCGGCAAAGCCCCTTCTGGAATCCGGTTGACGAAGGAGCAGCTGAAGGATGCCAAAAAACGCACCAAGGAACTGAAGGTCACAATGAATGTGCTGGTTCGTAGTGTGCAGGATTGCCAACGCAAGGTTCACCGGTGTCAAGAAAATATGAAGCAAATTGAAAGTTGGGAAACCCATGAATGAACTGTACAAAGGTTATGTGGAAACCAAAGACAAAAAGTGCATAGAAAAATTCAAAGGGCGCACTGATTTCAAAACCTATGAACAGGTTGAATCCCTTCCTGAATTTGCTGGTATCTTGGCTGAAAACACCATTCTGGTTGACCTTGACGATGGTAAACAGGCTGAAATCCTGATGAACATTGTTGAAAATCTTCAGCTTGATTGCAAGGTCATTGATACCACACGCGGCAAACACTTCCTGTTTCACAATACCAAAATCAAAAGCTGTTCAACCCATAGCACCCTTGCCGTGGGTCTTACTGCTGACATCAAGGTTGGATTCAAGTCATCCTATGAAGTTCTGAAGGTCAATGGTGAAGAACGCTTCATTGAATGGGATGCTGAAGAAGGTCACGACTATCAAGAAATCCCAAAGTGGTTGTTTCCGGTCAAGACCAAAGCGGACTTCCTGACAATGGATGCCGGTGATGGCCGCAATCAAGCATTGTTCAACTACATCCTGACCCTGCAAAGCAGCGGTTTCACTGTGGAAGAATGCCGCGAATGTATCACGCTGCTGAATCGCTATGTTCTGAAAGAATCCCTGTCTGATTCTGAACTTGAAGTGATTTTGCGTGATGATGCCTTCAAGAAGCCCATTTTCTTTGATGGAAACACACTGCTGCATGAAAAGTTTGCCGAATACCTGAAGAACGCCAAGCACATTGTCAGAATCAATGGACAGCTTCACATCTATAAAGATGGTATCTATGTTCCCGGTTATCGTGCCATTGAATCTGAAATGATTCAGCTGATTCCCCATCTGCGTGATGCGCAGCGGAAGGAAGTTCTGAAGTATCTGGAACTGCTGGCCGATACTGTGAAAGCGGCAGATGCCAACTATATTGCTTTCAAAAATGGTATTTACGATATTGCAAATGATGTGATGGTTCCGCCAAGCGCTGACCTGATTCTAACCAACAGAATTGAACACAACTTCAATCCAGCGGCTTATTCTGAATTGATGGATTCCACCTTGAACAAGCTGGCCTGTCAGGATAAGGACATTCGGGCATTGTTGGAAGAATGTGTTGGATATTGTTTCTACCGCCGCAATGAACTTGGAAAAGCCTTCATCCTGACCGGTGATAAGTCCAACGGTAAATCAACTTTCTTGGATGTGGTGACGGCCATTTTAGGGGAAGACAATATCAGCACCCTTGACATCAAGGAACTTGGTGACAGATTCAGCACATCAATGATATTCGGAAAGCTGGCCAACATTGCTGATGATATTGGTGACGATTTCCTTCAGGGAACACAAGTTTCTGTCTTCAAGAAGGTTGTGACCGGTAACCGCATCAAAGCAGAACGCAAAGGCCAAGACCCCTTTGAATTTGCCCCCTATGTGAAGATTCTTGCTTCTGCCAATGAGATTCCCCGCATGAAGGATAAGACCGGCGCAGTTCTGCGCAGATTGGTCATCATCCCATTCAACGCAACCTTCAGCAAAGATGACCCGGATTTTGACCCTTATATCAAAACCAAATTATCAAAACCTGAACCGCTGGAATATTTGATTGCCCTTGGAGTGAAAGGATTAGACCGTGTTCTTCATAACAAGGGCTTCACCGTTCCCACGCTGGTTCAGGAACAGCTTGACGAATATGAAGAATCCAACAATCCCATCATCGCTTTTCTGAAGGATGTTGAACTGTCTGAACTGGAAAATGAACCCACATCGGATGTATACCGGCGATACAACTTATTCTGCACAGAGAACAGTCTTCAGGCCATGTCTGCCATTGCTTTTACAAAGCAGCTGTGCAGACGCTGTGGATTTACATTGACCCGCAAGCGTGTTGATGGAGAAATCAAGCGTGTATATGAGAAAGAATAAGAGGTTTTGAACGATGATTGAAAATAGCCGCAAACTGAAATTTATGAGCATCATGACCCAAGAAATCAGTGATGAATGGATTCCTGTCTGGATAGACCGATTGGATAAGATGGGCTTCTTCACCGCCCCTGCTTCTATCCACCATCACAGTGCTTATGAAGGTGGGCTGTTTGACCATTCTTATCAGGTGACTTTGAATTTACTTAACCTTACAAGATGGTTACACCTGACTTGGAAGCGTCCTGAAAGCCCCTATATTGTGGGTATGTTCCATGACCTGTGCAAGTGTGACAACTATAAGTGCAAAAAGCCTGATGGGATGCACCCTGAAGCATGGGTCTATTCTGATGGGCAGCTTCTGACCGGCCACGGTGAAAAGTCAGTCATGATGCTTCAACGGTTCGTGTGCCTGACTGAAGAAGAAATGCTGTGTATCCGTTGGCACATGGGCGCTTTTGATTCTGAAAAGAACTGGAATGCCTATGGTCAGAGCATTACAAAATATTCAAATGTTCTGTGGACACACACGGCGGATATGATGGCCGCACGAATTCAGGGGGTGTGAGCATGAAGGCGCGTATCCCGCCCAAGCACCGCCTGACCAAAGAAATTCTTGATGTGGCGGTTCGTGAAGCCAAACGCCAAGCAGATGAACAGATTGATGATGTCTGCAAGCGCTGCACCAATGAATTTTATGTGGCAATGCACCAAGCCGGTCTTTCACCGAAAACCATCAAGAAAGTCAGCACTGTTCTGAAAGAAGTTGTCATTCCGCATTGCGATGAGCTGCGTGAACAGAGCGTCAAAGACCGCGCAAAACTTCATGTTGACTACATCCATGACGGTGATGACTTTCTTGAAATGTATTGCATTGAACATGGTTTGCCGTATGAGCAGACAGAAAGGAAGATTTGAATGGATGCTGTAAATCATCCTGCACATTACAACCGCCCCGGTCAGAAAGAATGTATTGTGCAGATGGAAGAAAAGTTTGGTATTGAAGCTACACGGTGGTTTTCGTTGCTGAACTGGTTCAAATATATGTACCGCTATGACCAAAAGAACGGCCTTCAGGACTTACAGAAAGCGGTGTGGTATAAACACTATTTCCTGAATCATGGTGGCAATCCTGACCTTCTGAAGAACATTCCCGATGATATGAAAAGCGAGGTGGAAACATGATTAAAATTGAACAGACTGAAATCAGCGGTTTTGGTGCTGCTATCCGTGGTATGCGGAATCCAATGAACAGTTGGGATAAGATGGACAGCCATGTTTGCAACTATGATGAATATGACTGTGATTGTCCTATGGTTGCTAACGGTGATGAACCCGGTGAAGAATGTAATGACGGCAAGTGGAAATTCTGTATTGGTGAAAATGACTATGCGCTGATGAAGCGTCTGGCCGATGGTGCTTCATGCCATGCGAAATACCGCCGCATGATGCTTGTGACCTGTGACATCACCGCACCCCTGTATTGGTGGAAGGAATTTGACACCTATAAGGTCGGCACTGTAGCCAACAGCTGTTCCACGATGCACAAGATTCATGCCAAGGAATTCACGCTGGATGATTTCAGCCATGAACATCTAATGCAATATTCCATGGAAATTTTGGATGATGCTATTATTCAGCTTAACTTCTGGCGGAAAATATATCTGAGTGGCGGTCAAGTCAATAATTATGACGGCACAGACCGTATTTTTGAGCCGAAAGACAAAGACGCTTGGTGGCAGATGATTCAGCTTCTTCCTTCCAGTTACAATCAGAAGCGGACTGTGCTGCTGAATTATGAAGTGCTGGCCAACATCTATAAGTGGCGCAAAAATCACAAGCTGGATGAATGGCGTGACTTCTGCCGTTGGATTGAACAGCTTCCATATTCCAATGTGATTGTCAGGGAATGTGGGTGCATTGCTGATGAATAAGGAAGGTGAATAGCATGAATACAGTAATTGTTGAAGATGACAGCGGGAGAGTTCGTTATGCCGATTTGAACTTAAGCGATATGTTTCAATATGGTAAGATGGGCTACTATTACATGAAAACATCTGAAGGCCATCTTAACCTTATGACTGGAATCATTGAGGACATGGATAATTGCATTTTGGTGATGCCTAAAAAGGCTTTACTGATAAGAAAAGACTAAGGAAGGTGATGGATATGGCGCGTAAACTTTATAAAGTCAGTTTCACAGGATTTTCTTTGGTCTATGCTGACGATGCCAAGGAAGCTGCTGAAATAGCTGAAGATGGTTCTGAAATAACCTATTCCGAAGTTCAAAGGGATGCCCCGGAACCGATGGAAGATGGATGCACCGTTGATGACAATGGTTTCTGTGTATTCTTTGATGGTGAAGAATATGAGTAAAGAACATCGTTGCCGTTTGTGTGGCCGGGTGATTGTCCAGCGTCATCACAATGCCCGGTATTGCCGGGAATGCGCAACTAACATGGTTGGAATGTCGGCATACGAAAGGGCAGCGTATAAAGAGAATGTCCGCAAGAAGGCCATTGAAAGAAAGCCCAAGCGGTCTGATGGGTACACGATTGAACAGATTGTGGCGCTGGCCGCTGAAGCAAACATGACATATGGTGAGTATGTCCAAAAGATGGAAGAAGGTCTTGTATGATGTATATTGCAGTGTTTGCCATATCCGTCCTGATTGGATGTGGCGTGTCTGTCTTCATACTGGCGCTGTTCAACGCTGATGCACCCACGCGGGAAGACTATAACGCTTTGAAGTTGGAGTGTGAGAGTTGGCACAGGTTGGCAGTGAAGTATCACGGTGAAATGTTGCAGGCACAGCAGCTTCAGGAAGTGTGGAAGTCCAGTGCCATGAAACGAGGTGAAACAGATGCAGAAGAACCCCCTGAACCCCAAGAATAATTCTGAAGGGTACGCTGACCCTACCGCTTACAATGGCACAAAACCCCTGATTGATGCCGAAGCAGCCACAATGAAAAGCATTGGTGAACTGGTTCACATCATCAAATGGATGTGTGACTTATCCGGTTTTGAAATTGTGGGCAGAATCGTTCTGAAAGACAAAACCACCGGCAAAATCTATCGTTGACCGCCTTCCAAGGGCTGGTTGGTGGTAGTTGTGACGCAAGTGTGACGCAAGTGTGACACATAATTTAATATATGCGTCACGCCTTTTCAATCGTTACAGCGTGTAAAAAGTTGCGCTGTGTCTTATGTGACGCAAAACTTCAATGTTCTTAGAATTTGACTTAATTTCATCGTCATTTAACGATGAAATATAAAAATATATAGTAATAGAAGTAATGCGTCACACGACACAAGCGTCACACTTGCACAATTATTTTCGATATATCGTTACATTTACTGTGACGCATAAAAAATATCACGAAAGAATGTGATTTTATTGAATGATGTAAACCCTAAGGAATATCTGCTGAAGTTGCAGCGCCTGAACACCAACATCAATCAGAAGATTGCTGAACTTGATAGTCTGCGCCTGATGTGTACAAGCATCAAATCACCGTCTTTTGATTCTGATAAGGTGCAGACAGGCGGTTCAGGTGATGCCCCCTTTGTCAGGCAGATTGAAAAGATTATGATGCTGCAATCTGAAATCAATGCAGAGATTGACCGCTTTGTTGACGAGAAGCACACCATCATCAATCAGATTCAGCAGCTATCTGACAGCAGATACATTGAAATCCTGCACAAGCGCTATGTTGAGTTCAAACGCCTTGAGGTTGTGGCCGTTGAAATGAACTATTCCTATCAGTACACCATTGAACTGCACGGCCACGCCCTGAAGGCTTTCAGAAACATCCTATTGAAAACCTATATGGAACAGATGTAAAATGGTATGGTAGAAATCATGCACAGAGGATAAAATCCCTGTGCATTTTTTATTTGCTGAAAGGAAGTGTGGCAGGATGACCGATAAACAGAAAAAGTTCGTGGATGAATATCTGATTGATTTGAACGCCACACAGGCGGCAATTCGGGCAGGATATTCCCCTAAGACGGCCAATGAACAGGGTGCAAGGCTGTTGACAAATGTTAGTGTTCAAACCTATCTTGAACAGAAACAAGCCGTCATTGCCCGGCGCACCGGAATCAACCAAGACCGCGTTGTTCGTGAGCTGGCAAAGATTGCCTTTGTCAATATTACCGATGTCTGCACATCCAATGGCCGCATCAGAGAGGATGCCACGGATGATGACCTGTCCTGTATCGAATCCATTAAGGTCAAACAGTCCGAATCAGATACCGGCAGTTCTGAAGAACGAGAAGTCAAGCTGTGTTCCAAGTTGAAGGCGCTTGAACTGCTGGGCAAACACCTTGGTATGTGGAATGACAAGGTTGACTTGAACCTGAATGTTCCTGTTGTCTTCCAAGGGGAAGATGATTTGGAATGACAGATTCCGTCAATGTCTACCTTCCCGCCATTGTGGGCAAGGGATATGCTGAATTTTGGAAGTTCAAAGGCAGATACCGTGCTGTAAAGGGTTCCCGTGCATCTAAGAAATCCAAAACAACTGCATTGTGGTACATTTACAACATGATGAAGTATCCTGATGCGAACACCTTGGTTGTTCGTAAGACCTTCAGAACACTGAAGGATTCTTGCTTCACAGACCTGATGTGGGCGGCAAAACGCCTGAATGTATCACGATATTGGAAGTTCACAGAATCGCCCCTTGAAGCCGAATACACACCTACAGGGCAGAAGATTTACTTCCGTGGACTGGATGACCCCTTGAAAATCACATCAATTACAGTGGCCGTGGGCTGTCTGTGCTGGATGTGGCTTGAAGAAGCCTATGAAATCACTAAAGAATCAGACTTTGACACGCTGGATGAAACCATTCGTGGTGAAGTTCCTGAAGGGCTGTTCAAACAGGTAACAATCACATTCAACCCATGGAATGAAAAGATTTGGCTGAAGAAGCGATTCTTTGATAATGCTGACCCTGATGTACTGGCGATAACAACCAACTACACTTGTAATGAATGGCTGGATGCTGCTGATAAGCGCCTGTTTGACCGCATGAAAGTGAACAACCCACGCCGTTACAAGGTTGCCGGTCTTGGTGAATGGGGCATTTCTGAAGGTCTGGTATATGAGAACTGGACAGAACAGGAATTCACCCTTGCCGATGTGCAGCAGCGCTATCATCTGGAAAGCGGTTTTGGCCTTGACTTTGGTTATACCAATGACCCAACTGCACTGTGGGTGGGCTTCATTGACCGTGATGCCCGCAAAATCTTTGTTTGGGATGAACTGTACAAGAAAGGTCTGACCAATAGAGCCATTGCGGATGAAGTGCAGCGCATGGGATACCTGAAGGAAAGAATCACCGGTGATTCAGCCGAACCAAAAAGCATTGATGAACTGAAGGGCTTTGGACTGCGCATCACCGGTGCGGCCAAGGGTAAAGACAGCATCAACAGCGGTATCCAGTTCATTCAGGATTTTGAAATAATCATTCATCCGCGCTGTGTGAATTTTCTGACAGAAATCAGTAATTACACATGGGATAAAGATAAATTTGGCAATGCCTTGAATCGCCCCATTGATGACTTCAACCATCTGATGGACGCGATGCGGTATGGCCTTGAAAAATACATCAACAAAGGTGGAAGGTGGGTCTTCTGATATGGAAATTGAAATCAAAGTAAATGATTTGAAGTTTAAGGTCTTCACAGCAGACCCGGAAACGCCTGAATTAACGCTTGATTCCCCGGATGGGAAAATACACTGCTTTGGGGTGATGAACCCCATGCAGCAGACAATTTGCCTGTGCAAGCGTGGTCAGAAAGAAGCATTCCGCAAAACGGCAGCGCACGAACTGACACACGCTTTTATTTTTGCCTTTGGCGCACACATTCCGATGGACTACGCTGAAGCAGAAGAATTCATCTGTGACTTTATCGGAGTTCACGGACAGACCATCAACACGCTTGCCGCGTGTATCACCGAAAGGCTGTGGGAAAATGCTGAAAATTGAAGAAATCACACAGCTTATGGAAGCAGACGCATCCAGCGAAAAGAAGCTGTTTGCCCGGAAGGGCTTGAAATACTATGAGGGTGAACACGACATCTTGAACACCCGCTTGTATTACTATGATTCTGATGGGCAGATTCAGGAAGACCATTTCAGAAGCAACATCAAAATCAGTCATCCGTTCTTCACAGAATTGGTTGACCAAGAAGCGCAGTATATGCTTTCGGGGGATGAATCCCTGATTTGTTCTGACATTCCTGAACTTCAGACCCGCCTTGATGAATACTTTGGGGATGACTTCAAGTCTGAACTGCTTGAACTGCTGACCGGCACGGTTGCCAAGGGCTTTGAATACATGAACGCCTACACCAACGCTGAAGGCCGCACGGCCTTCAAATGTGCTGATTCTATTGGCGTGATTGAGGTCAGAGCCAAAGACACAGATGATGGCTGTGAATATGTCATCTTCTGGTATATTGACCGCATCGACAAAGGTCACAAGACCATCAAACGGATTCAGGTTTGGGACAAGGAAAACATTTACTTCTATGTTCAGGTTCAGGATGGCAAAATTGAACTTGACACATCTGTTGAACTGAATCCGCGTCCCCACACCATTTACATTGACCCCCACGGCAAAAAATTCGGTAAAGGCCTTGGCTATATTCCGTTTTGGAGATTGGACAACAATCTGAAGCAGTTCAGCGGTCTGAAGACCATCAAAAGTCTGATTGATGATTATGACCTGATGGCCTGTTCACTGTCCAACAATCTTCAGGACTTCACTGATGCCCTGTATGTGGTTTCTGGTTTCCAAGGTGACAATCTGGATGAAATGATTCAGAACATCAAGGCCAAGAAACACATTGGTGTTGGCGATGGCGGCGGTGTAGACATCAAGACCATTGACATTCCATATCAGGCACGACAGGCCAAGCTTGACCTTGATGAAAAGAACATTTACCGGTTTGGTATGGGCTTCAATTCTGCACAGTTGGGGGATGGCAACATCACCAACATTGTCATCAAGTCACGCTATGCCTTACTTGACCTGAAGTGTAACAAGCTGGAAATCCGTCTGAAGCAGTTCCTGCGCAAGCTGGTTGGTGTGGTGCTGGATGAAATCAACAGCACCGATGACACCGATTATCAGCAGAAAGATGTTTATTTCAACTTTGTGCGTGAGGTCATGACCAATGCGCAGGATAACGCGCAAATCGCCCTGACTGATGCGCAACGGCAACAGGTACAAATCACCACCCTTCAAAATCTGATGGGTACACTGGATGATGAAACTATCATCCAAAACATCTGTGAAGTGATGGATATTGACTTTGAAGAAATCAAGGGTAAACTTCCTAAGCCTGATGACGGTGACGGGGTGGATGATGCGCAAGCCGCCCTGAATGGAGTGAAGACCAATGAACAGCAGACAGAAGGAAGTTCTTCAGGCACAGCTTGACGATGAAAAGGCAGTCATCCGCAAGCTGAAAGTGGCTTATGGCCGCGCAATGGCTGAAACTGAAGCTAAAATTCAGACTTTCACCGCTGATATTCAGTTGAAGAAGGAAGCCCTTCAGAGCGTCACAGACGCTTCACAAAGGGCGCTTCTTGAATCTGAAATACAATCCAAGGTATATCAGAAACAGTATCAGGAAGCCTTAAAAGGGCAGATTTCAGCTATATTTGACAACCTTCAGTCAAAACAGTATGATACAATCAAAGAATACCTTGATGACAGCTATACAAAGGGCTTCACCGGCACGATGTATGACCTTCATGGGCAGGGAATACCGCTGATTCTCCCCATTGACCAAACGCAAGTTGTAGATGCTTTGACCATGAAAACAAAGCTGTCAAAGCCCCTGTATCAGCGTTTGGGCGTGGACATCGACAGTCTGAAGAAGATTGTCAACAGCGAGATTTCACGCGGCATAGCAACTGGCCGCACATGGGCAGAGATTGCCCAAATCATTGACCGGCGCAAAAACATCAACCTATATCGTGCTTCCCGCATCGCACGAACTGAAGGGCATAGGGTGCAGCAGACTGCCGCATTTGATGCCATGAAGAAGGCCAAGGGCAAGGGTGCTGATTTGGTCAAACAGTGGGATGCTACGCTTGATGACAGAACCCGCCCTGACCATGCCTTACTTGATGGGCAGATTCGGGAAGTAGATGAACCCTTTGAGGTATCAGGCTATCAAGCCATGATGCCCGGTCAGTTCGGTATTGCAAGTGAAGATATTCATTGTCGGTGCGTTGCCTTGCAGCGTGCGCGGTGGGCGCTGGATGATGAAGAACTTCAAACCCTGAAAGACCGTGCCGCATACTTTGGATTGGATAAGTCCAAGGATTTTGACGATTTCACAGCAAAATACTTGAAAGCCGCAGAAACTGAAAAAGCGCTTCAAGAAGCCAAAAACGCTTTAGACGCTTGTAAAACCGTCAAAGATGTTGAAGATTTAATAAAATCTAAACGCTGGTTTCAATCTACCACCATACGCGGTACAGTTTATGACACCAACGATGGTGTGAAATTGCCCGGTAATGATGTGAACATTGCCAAGGGTATTTATAATGCGCTGGATAATCTGTATACAAAATATCCACAACTAATCGGAAAACTAAATTCCATTACATCAAAGCCGCTTGACCCCGGTACTTATGCACAATGCCATGTCGGCCTTGGTGCTGGCGGTGTCGATATAAATACCAATCTATTCACATCACTGGACAAAGTTACACGGTCTTATGAGCATGACCTTCAAGCCAATTTCCACCCGGCAAATACCGATTGGAAGTCTATCATTACACATGAATTTGGCCATGCGGTAGATGACTACCTGACCAACAATTTACACCTGTTTGATACGCAACAGACATGGAAACACAAATATGCGTCTGCTGCAATGCGGCCAAAGGTTATGAGGGCTTGCGGGTTGAAAGTGTCTGATGTTGCAACAGCAGTCAGCGGATATGCGTCAAAGAATCATTTTGAATGGTTTGCTGAATGTTTCGCTGAATACCTTGATTCGGAAAATCCGCGTCAAGTTGCAGCGGAGTTTGGAAAACAACTAGAAGAAATTATGAAGGGGGTCACATGATGATTTTATCCTCTATTGAAATGCCGTCTTTTTTCACAAGTCCTTATTTTGTGCCTGAACCGGACAACTGGCATTTGAAACCTGATGCCCCTGAAGACCTGAAGGCTGAATTTGCCGAATGGCAGAAGCGGCAGAAGGAACTTGATGAAGAAGATATTATGGATTGAACAAGTTCAAAACCGCCTGAAATATGGCGGTTTTTCTATTGCCATTTTCTTTTCCTCTCTTTTCATATTTCTCCTATTCATAGCTGACAGCCGGGAAAGACCGGCATTTTTATATGCTTTTGTGGCGCAATAGGTAGCGCAGCGGTTTTGTAATCCGAAGGTTGCAGGTTCGATTCCTGTCAGAAGCACCACATCAGGGATGATGGAAAACATCTAAATCCACAACATGACCGCAACCATGTAAAAAGCGTAAGAAAGGATTTGACCGAAATGACACTTTCCGAAATCTTGAAAGCGAAGGGCATTGCAGATGATGTGGCGCAGAGTGTGCTTGATGACATGAAGGCCAACAAAATCTTCACTGCATCTGAAGAAAACCTTGACATCCGGTATGGCAAACTGAAAACTGACCACGACAGCCTGACAAGCCAATATCAGGAAGCAACTTCCCTGATTGAGCAGCTGAAAAAGGGCACAAAGGGTCAGGAAGACCTTCAGGGTAAAATCACCACCTATGAAGGCAAAATTGCCGAACTGGAAAAGCAGCTGAATCAGGAACGCCTTGACAACGCTGTGAAGCTGGGTCTGCTTTCGGAGAACGCGCAGGATGTTGATTACCTTGCCTACAAACTGCGTGAGAAGGGCGAACTGGAACTTGATGATTCCGGCAACATCAAGGGTTGGGATGATAAAGTTGCAGGGCTGAAGACACAGTTCCCGCAGCAGTTCGGCGGTAACGGTAAAAACGGTAAGGGCGCTTATGATGGTTACAAGCCCATTGACGATGACACCCATCATCCCAATGATGGCTTGACCAAAGAAAGCATCTTAAAGATGCCCTATGCACAGCGTGCGCAGCTTATGCAGGACAATCCTGAAGGCTACAATGCCGCTATGCACGGGTAAAACCTGTAAAGGAGTAAAGTTCTATGTCTGAAGTAACTAAGAAGGCAAATATCATCATCCCTGAAGTCATGGCTGATATGATTAACGCCAAAATCGACAAGCTGTGCAAGATTACACCTTATGCCAAGGTGGACACCACCCTTCAGGGTGTTCCCGGTGACACCAAGACTGTTCCTTGCTGGAACTTCATTGGCAATGCCGTTGATGTTGCCGAGGGTGACGAGATTGAGACCACAAAGCTGACCGCTTCCACCGTCAAGTTCGGCATCAAGAAGGCCATGAAGTCGGTTGGTATCTTTCAGGAGAGCATCAACAGCGGCCTTGGTAACCCTATTGGTCAGGCCGAGACACAGCTTGCCAAGGCCATTGCTGGCAAGGTTGATGATGACCTGATGGATGCAGCGCTGGGTTGTGCCAATGTCTTTGACGGTTCTGCCGCTGTCATCGGCTACAAGCCCATTGTCGATGCTGTCACCAAGTTTGAGGATGAGGAAGACGGCATTGATAAGGTCATGTTCATCCACCCCAAGCAGGAAGCAACCCTGCTGAAAGATGCTGATTTCCTGTCTGCTGACAAGTTCACCGGTGGTGTGGCCGTCAATGGCGCTATCGGCAAGATTGCCGGTTGCTGGGTGAAGAAGTCCAAGAAGGTTCAGCTGGTTTCCTATGCCAAGGACAACAGCACCGGTACGATTGACATCGTGGTTGATTCCACCAATGAGACTTCCACTAAGAAGCACCTGTCCACCGTTCAGCCGAATTGTGCCGATGTTCTGACCGTTGGCGATAAGGTCAAGGCCGTTGATGCCTTCTATCGCTGCCCCATCATCAAGATGGAGCCTGACAGCCCTGAAACCGAGTACACCGAGGATGAGCTTCCCGCCCTGACCATCTTCCTGAAGGCTGATACCAAGGTTGATGCCGAGTGGTTCCCCAAGAAGCAGCAGCACGATGTCACCGCCTGCAAGTATTACGGTGTTGCCCTGACAAACGCTGCCAAGGTCATCGTTGCAAGCTTCAAGGCCTGATTTTGGGAAGGGGTGTTCTGAATGATTGTCGATGTCATGCAGCTGATGAAGCTGCCTGAATTTCAGAACACCGATGAAGGTGTTGTGAAGCAGCGCCTTGAAGGGCTGGAAAACCTTATCAGGGCATACACGAACAACAATTTTCAGAATCGTGCCATTCGCTTTGAAGCATCATCCTTGGATGACCGCTTGTTTGGGGCTTGCCCCTACATCAAGGTTGGTGACACGGTGGAAATCACCAAATCCCAAGTCAATGATGGTCTGTATGTGGTCAAAGAGTTGGACACCAACATTGTTCGGCTTGATAGACCCATGTTTCAGACCACATGCAACCTTGTGACAAAAGTTCAATATCCTGCTGATATTGTTCAGGGCATCATCAATCTGATGAAATGGGAACAGACCAACAGGGATAAGGTGGGAATCAAGTCAGAGACACTTTCCCGCTATTCTGTAGCCTACTTTGACCAAGACGCAAGCAATCAGGTTATGGGCTATCCTGTGTCCCTGATGGGCTTCCTAAAGCCCTATATGAAGGCGAGGTTTTAAGCATGATTGGCGGCAACACTTATGCGTTGCTTCAGGTCAAGGATGCTGGAACCATCAACGCGATTGGTGAGCGTGAACACATCTGGACAGATGTGACTTCCCTGAAAGGATGGCTTGACCTGTCCACAGGTGAAGCAACCTATCTGAACAATGCGAAAATGCAGGAATCCACCCACATTTTTCTTGCAGACTTCACTTCCCTGAAGTCACTGTCTGCCCGGTGGGTCTGGAATCCCTTCAATTTTCTTTCGGGTGCAATCAAGCAGGATGCAGAAAATCCCGAAATCGTAGATTTCACCGGTGAGAATGGCCGCATGGTCATCAATGGTGAGGTCTACAACATCCTTCTGATTGATAATCCCATGGGGATGAATCGTCAGTTGGAAATCTATCTGAAATATCTTGGTGGGCAAAATGGCTGAAATTCAATTTGAAGATTACAGCATGAAGGTCAAAGATGCTTTGCAGTCTGCCACAATCGCTTTTCTGCATGAAGCTGGGGGCGAAATCAAAAGTCAAACCCAACGAAATACCAAAAAGGATACTGGACAGACTGCCGGTTCTTGGAAGTGTGAAGTTGATGAATCCGCATTGACCGCCACAATCGGTTCAAATGAGATGAACACAATTTATGAAGAATTTGGCACTGGCGAGTATGCCCTTCATGGGGATGGTAGAAAAACGCCTTGGAAGTACAAAGACAGAAAAGGTCAATGGCACACTACCCACGGCAAACGCGCAAGGCGCCCATTCTTCAACGCTTTCAACGCCAACAAAGAGAAAATCCAGCGTGTACTTCAAGAAAAATTGGGGGCATTGGGAAAATGATTGAAACACTGAACTTTATTCAGCAAGAATTGAACAATGCTTCAATTCCTTATGAGTTTGAACGCTGGACAGCGCCGGTCACATATCCTTATTTTGTGGGTGAGACTTCCACAGTCGAACCTATGAACGAAGATGGGCAGGAAGAAATGACTGTCATCTTGACCGGCTGGAACAGACCGAATCTGTATCCTTTGTATCTGATGGCCGAAAAGGTCAGAAAAATATTCCCGCCCATCGGTGGAAAAACCGCAATCCTTGAATCTGGTTCAGGGGTTGCGGTTTTCTATTCCGATGCTTTCCCGATTGATTCAGGGGAAGAAGATTTAAGAAAAATCCAAATCAATCTTACAGTGAAAACATGGAAGGTGAACTAAATGTCTAAAACTGAAGGTCTGGTTCACAGCGGTATTACCGAGAAAACCCCCGGTAACATCCTGCTGGGTGCTGGTACTATCCACAAAGGTCTGAAGTTCAGTGGCGGCAAGTGGAACTTTGCTGAATCCCTTGTTGGTGCAACTTCTGGCGGTAACAGCCTGAAGATTCTCCCCGAACTGAAGGACATCGAAGTTGATGGTGCGCTTGTCAAGATGAAGGGTCTGACCGTTAAGCAAGGCGAGAAAGCAAGCCTTGAAATCAACCTGATTGAGACAACCCCCGACATCATCAAATCCGCGCTGATTGCGCAGGATGGCAATGCTGCTGCCGATATGACCGGTTATTCCGTCATCGAATCCAAGTCGCAGATTACAGAGGGCGATTATTGGGAGAGCATCGCCTTTGTTGGTACCACCATCAGCGGCACACCCATCATCGCCATTCTGGACAACGCGCTTTGCACATCCGGTCTGTCCCTTGATGGTAAAAACAAGGATGGTACTGTTGGTAAGTACACCTTTGAGTGTTCTCAGGCGCTTACCGGTGATTCCACCATCCTGCCTTACCACATCTACTATCCCACGGCGGGTTGATTCCTGCCGAATCTGTCAAATGAAAGGATGAAATAGAGCAATGTCTGAAGCAACTTATACCTTGCGCAGCCTTCAGGGCGCTGACATTTTCCCCATGTCGGCAATCATCAAAAAAATTGGCGTTAAAGAGTTTAAGAACGCCTTTCAGGATGAAGAAATCAAGGGTCTTGTCCAGAGCATCAACAACGGCGATATGTCCAAAGATGCTGCCGCCAATCAGGCGGGCATGACCGTCATCCTGAACATCGTGGATGTCGTGCTGGGCAATCTGCCCCGCGCTGAAAAAGACATTTACAAGTTCCTTGCAAACCTGTCCGGCATGAAGCCTAATGAGGTTGCAGCCCTTCCGATGGCCACATTCACCGCCATGGTGATTGATGTGATTCAGAAGGATGAATTCAAGGATTTTATCAAGGTTGTTTCAAGATTGTTCAAATCGGCCAACTAAGGGTTTTTGATGACCTGTTTAAACGGTATTCTGACCCTTTACGGTTGATTGACAACCTGATTTTGACAGAGGATTTTTCCCATTTCATTTCCTTCTTCAGCGAACAGCAAGAAAAGGACATGGAATGGGAATATTTTTTGCATAAGGTCTTTGATATGTCCTTCAACGAATTTAAGGAAAGTATCACGATAGATGCAAAAACTGTTGGAATGTCAAAGTCTGACCTTGAAACAACCATTCAAAATTCAATGTCCATGACTATGAATTTCATTCCACCTGATTCAAAGGAGTGAAATCAACTTGGAACTTTTCAAATTGTTTGGCACAATCGCAATCCACAACGATGAAGCCAATCAGGCCATTGATGACACGGTTGGAAAGGCCAAAACTTCTGAAAGTTCGTTATCGTCCACCTTCAAAAAGGTTGGAACCGCTGTTGCCGCTGCATTTTCTGCACAGAAAATCATTGACTTTGGTGTTCAGTCTGTCAACACCCTTCAGGGTTTTGAAGATTCGATGCTGAAGGTTCAGTCGCTGTCCGGTGCAACTGCTGACCAATATCAGCAGCTGTCTGATGCGGCGTTGCATTACGGCAGCACAACAGCATGGACTTCACAGAATGTGGCAGACGCTATGGGGTATATGGCGCTTGCTGGATTTGACACAAATGAAATCCTGTCAGCAACCCCCGGTGTTCTGTCTTTGGCTTCTGCTTCCGGTGAAGATTTAGCCACGGTTTCTGACATCCTGACAGATGCCATGACCGGTTTCGGTGATAGCGCTTCCGATGCCACACGGTATGCGGATGTGCTTGCCACAACACAGGCAAAGTCCAACACCACAGTTGGTATGTTGGGTGAAGCCTTCACTTATGTTTCTTCTTTGGCTGGAACTTATTCTTACAGCCTTGAAGATGTTTCAACTGCCCTTGGTGTCATGGCGAATGCCGGTGTCAAGGGTTCCATGGCTGGTACATCGCTTTCCAGCGTGATTACCCGCCTTGGTACAAATACATCCGGTGCGCGGGATGCCATAGAAGCGCTGGGTGTCCAGTTCTACAACACAGACGGCACAGCCCGCCCCCTTGGTGATGTGATTGTTGATTTGTGCGATGCCACAGCCAACATGACCACGGAACAGAAAGCAAGTCTTGCTTCCACCGTTGCCGGTGCTGAAGCACAGAAGGGCTTGCTTGCCATTCTGAATCAGGGTTCTTCCGCTTACACTGACTTGAATCAGAAGCTGAAGGAATCCAGCGGCAATGCTGATGAAATGGCCGGCACACTGGAAAGCGGTCTTGGTGGTGCTATTCGTTCGTTGTCTTCCGCATGGGAAGGCTTCAAAATCAAGTTGGCACAGAAGTTTGAAGTTCCGTTGTCTGACTTGATTCACAAATTCGCTAATTTCATTACAGATTCTGCCATTCCTGCCCTTGATAATTTTGTCAGTGCCATCACACCGGTTGTGACTGCGCTTTCCAATTTTGGGAAGTGGATGCAGGAAGGCAGTGCCGGTGCGGAACTGCTGAAGGGTGTCATTGTAGCAGTCACAGCAGCGTTCACAGCGTGGCACACCGTGGCCGCAGCGCAGTCTATTTGGACTAAGCTGGTAAATGGTCTTAAAGGTGCAAAAGCTGCTTTCACGGCCTTAAATGCGGCCATGGCGGCAAACCCCATCGGGGTTGTCATTGCGGTCATCACTGCACTGGTTGCCGCGTTCGTTTATCTTTGGAACACAAGTGAAGGTTTCCGCAATTTCTGGATTGGGCTTTGGGAAACAATCAAGACATTCGCAAGCAATGCGGTTGAAGCTGTGACCACCGGTATTCAAAACTTCATCGCAAGTGTTGAGGCATTTATTGGTAATCTGAAGCAGGGAATCCAAGATAAGCTTGATGAAATTCATCAGGGCTGGGATGATGCGTGGAATGCCATTCAGACCACCGCACAGACCGTTTTTGACGGCATTTCCCAAACAGTAAGTAACTTTGTCGCTGGCGTTCAGGGCTTCTTCCAGAGCCTGTATGAGGGCGCACAGGCGGCATGGGATACTATCTGCAATGTGGTTCAGGTTGGCATCTTGTTTGTGCAGGAATTGTTGAACGCTGCTGTTGAAATCCTGATGATTCCTTGGAACTTCATTTGGACGAACTTTGGTGAAGCTATTACATCCGCGTGGGAAGGCTTCAAGCAGATTATCAGCAATGCGCTTGATACCATTTCCAGCACCATTCAAAACATCTGGAACGCCATTGTAGCATTCCTGACACCTATCCTTCAGGGCATTGCAGACACCTTCACAAGCATTTGGAACAGCATCCTGACAGCGGTACAAACTGCCACAAACACTATTTCCAATGTGCTTCAGACGGTGTGGAACGCCATTGTAGGATTCTTGACACCGATTCTTCAAGGGATTCGTGATACCTTCACAAATAGCTGGAACGCGATTCAGAACACCGTTAAGACCGTTGTGACGGCCATTCAGACCTTCCTTCAGACAGCATGGAACACCATCACAAGTCTGATTCGGACGGCCATGAACACCATCCATAATGTGATTCAGACAGTTTGGAACACCATCAAGTCTGTTGTTCAATCTGTATTGAACACAATTCAATCTATTGTTTCCAGTGTTTGGAACACCGTTAAGAGTGTGACAACATCTGTTTGGAACGGTATCAGTTCGGCAGTATCTAACGCTATCAACACTGTGAAGAATGTCATTTCCGGTGGCTTAAACGCTGCACACAACACAGTCAGCAACATCTTCAACAGCATTCGCAACACCATTTCCAACATCATGAACGGTGCGGCCAATGTGGTCAGTGGCGCAATCAACAGAATCAAGGGATTCTTCAACTTCAGTTGGAGCTTGCCGCATCTTGCAATGCCGCATCCCTACATCAGCGGTTCCTTCAGCCTGAACCCGCCTTCTGTACCGTCTTTTGGTATTAACTGGTATGCAAAGGGTGGTATTCTGACTGAACCCACACTGTTCAGCTTGAATCCCAAAACAGGACGCGCTTCTGTTGGCGGTGAAGCCGGTGATGAAGCTGTTGCCCCCATTGACACACTTCTGACCTACATCCGCACAGCGGTTGGTGAACAGAATGGTGACCTTGCCGGGAAACTGGATGCCCTGATTGAACTGCTTCAGCAGTATTTCAGTTCCATGCTGGACAATATGCAGCGCGGCATTGTGCTTGATTCCGGTGTGCTTGTGGGTGAACTTGCCCCGGCAATGGATGAAGCCCTTGGCGAAATTTATTACAGGAAAGGAAGGGAATAAATGATTGGCGTAAGATTTGGCACAAAACACAGCTATGATGATTTTGGGCTGATTCTTTCCAAGAAAGAAATCACCCTTCCTGACCCCAAAACGGAAACTGTAAATGTGTTTGGTCGTGATGGTTTACTTGACCTGTCTGAAGGTCTGACCGATGACATCAAGTTCAAAAATCGAAAACTGACTTTCACATTTACCGTTCCCAACGGCCTTACCTACTGGACATCAGCCCTGTCCAGCATTTCCAACTATCTGCATGGGCGCAAGATGCAGATAATTCTTGACGCTGATAAAACATTCTATTATTACGGCAGATGCACCATTGACCAATTCAAGTCGGACAAACGCCTTGCAACCATCGTGGTTGTTTGTGATGTCGAACCGTACAAAACTGAAGTCAATGGCGCTGGTATGCCGTGGATGTGGGACACCTTCAGTTTTGTCAATGGTATCATTCATGTGAATACCGTCACACTGAAGAACAATGAAAGCGTCACACTGAACTTGATTAACCTGAAGAAAAAGGTTTCCCCCACGGTGACAACCACCGGGAAAATCAAGTTCACATTCAATGATTTTTCGGAAACCTTCACCGGGAAGAAAACCTTGGTGGATGTTCGTCTGACAGAGGGTGACAACAATGTAACAATTACTTGCTTAGATACCAATGGCGCAAGCGTGAATATCGCTTATAAAGGGGGTTCGTTGTAATGTACCAAGTATTTTGCGATGATACCTTGATTTACGATTTGCGCGATGAAGAATTGACCCTGCTTGAACCGAAGGTCACGCTTGAAATGAATAAGGCAGGGTCTTTTTCTTTTAAGTTCCCGCCTGACCATCCGCACATTGGCCTTCCGCAAAAGATGAAGTCCCTGATTGTTGTGAAACAGGATGGGGAAGAAATCTTCAGCGGCAGACCAACAAAGTCTTATACTGACTTCTATAAGCGCCGGTATGTTTACTGTGAAGGGGAGCTGGCCTATCTGAATGATAGTATCCAGCGCCCGGCAGAGTATCACAACATGACCGTTCGTGGATACCTTGAAGCATTGATTCAGGCACACAACGAACAGGTCACTGAAGATAAGCGTTTTGAAGTCGGCATTGTCACGGTCACTGACCCCAATGATTCCCTGTACCGCTACACCAATTACAACAGTACCATGAAGGAACTGAAGGAAGATTTGGTGGATGACCTTGGTGGTTATTTGCGTGTCAGAAATCATCTTGGACACAAGTATCTTGATTATGTGACAGACTTTGGGAACACCTGCACACAGGTCATCGAATTCGGTGAAAATCTTCTGGATTTTACACAGAACTTTGATGCCACAAACATCGCCACAGCAATCATTCCGCTTGGTGCAAAGCTGGAAACAAGCCAATTCACAGCCATTGACGAACGGCAGACCATCAAGGAAGTCAACGATGGTAAAGATTATGTCTATTCCGAAGATGCTGTAAAGCAGTATGGTTGGATATTCAAAACCATGACATGGGATGCGGTAAACAACCCCAAAATCTTAATGTCTAAGGGAAAGAAGTATCTGACAGACACGCAGTTTGAAAATGTCACGATTGAAGCGAAAGCCATTGACCTTCACTTGACTGATGCTGAAATTGAACAGTTCAAACTTGGTGATTCTGTCAGGGTTCTTTCTTCACCACATGGACTTGACCGTTATTTTCCGTTGACCAAAATGACAGTGAATTTGGACAAACCGGCCAACAACACTGTCACGCTGGGCATCACTGAAAAGAAGTCTTTGACTGCCGTTTCCAGTACCATCAATGACAAAACCAACAACGCTGCAAACAACATCTTGAATAAGTCCGCTATCCTGAAGGAAGCACAAGACCAAGCAACCGCCCTGATTACTGCTGCCACGCATGGCCATGTTGTCACGACTGCCAATGAACAGTTGATTATGGACACAGACGATGTAAAGACAGCAACCAAGGTTTGGCGCTGGAACCTGAATGGTCTTGGATACTCTAAGACCGGCTATAACGGCACTTATGAGACAGCAATCACAATGGACGGCAGTATTGTTGGCGAACGCTTAACGGCTGGTTCTGTGGCCGCTGATAAGCTGTCAGTGGCATATAAGCAGAGTGTGGAAAAGTCCATCAGTGACAGCGCCACAAAGGCCACAAATGCTGCCAATGAAAACACCGCCAACAGCTTGAAATTCTACTACACCAAGCAGGAAACCGAAACAGTCATTCAGAATAGTGCGCAACAGATTCTTCTTGCTGCACAGAAAAATTCTGAAAATTATGTTGATAATCAGCTTACCAACTACACCACATCGGCACAGTTGACCGTAGCAACAAACAACATCATGCTTCAGGTTTCCGAAAAATACGCCACGCAAGATTCCCTTGGCAACTACACCAAAACTTCTGAAATCCGTTCCAAATTTGCCCTTGACCCTTCCAGCGTCACCATTGAAAGCGGTCTTGTAACCTTTAAGTCTGATACACTGGTTATTGACAGCACCAATTTCAAACTGTCTAAAGGTGGTGCAGTTAGTGCGACAGGGAAGTTCAGAAGTGAACAAAATCGAACAGATGGCTTGGTTCTTTACAGTGTCCTTGAAGGTCGTGGGTTTTTTAACTATTCACGATTAGCAAGTGACCCTGAAGGAAGCGAAGTTTGTTGCGTTGACATCAATACCACTAAAGGTGAAGCTTCTGGCTGGGTCGGGATTTATGACAAGGGGAATCTTGGAGTTTTATTAAATGCTGGCGCTGGCCGTGGAGTTCGTATTTTTAATGCCGCAAACGCAGAGCGTAAAGTGGTCTTCTATGCGAACCATGACAGCGCGGGTAACGGTAGTACAGGTGTTCTTACAAGTGAAGGTCAATTACGATTTTCCGCATCTATTGATGACAAGAAGAATGGTATGCTTAGAATATGGGGAAACAACAACCATCAAACTTTTTCTTTTTGGTCGGATAACGCGGGAAACCCGGCATTCAGAATGTACAACACAAGTAACCAAGAGCAGGTTTCTATCAATGGTTCATCGAATGGTGGTAACATTTGGCTTGGTAATGGTGCAGGAAGTTCTAAAGTCATTCTTCAAATGATAGACGGTAGCAGAACCGGTTATTTTGAGAAACTAGCGATTAGTAACGGTTATCCACAAGATGTCAAATGGGTTTGGTCTGCTACATTGGGCGGTTGGCTTCTTACAACTTCCGCAAGCTTAAAGTGAGGTAACACAATGAATAAAGGTATCAATTTTGCAAGCGCTGAACTGAAAGAAACTTTGGTTCAGAAAATCAATGAAAGTGGTGTTCCTGCTGTGAATGTGCGCGGCATCCTGTGTGAGCTGCTGGAACAGGTTACTGATGCCGAAAAGCGTCTGATTGCACAGGAACGCGCTGAATATGAAGCAGCCGTTAAGGCTGAAGCAGAAGCAAAGAAAGAAGGTTCTAAAGATGGCAAACATTGACCCGTATATTGAACAGATTCAGAATGCGGTCTATGGTGAAGAAGTCCGTTCTTCCATCATCAATTCCTTGAAAAAGGTCAATGATGATAATGAAAGTTATGCCGCCTTGAAGAAGGATGTCATTGCCGCCAAAGATACCGTGGTTGAACAGGTATCTGAATTTGATGCCAAAGTATCTGCCGCCAAGGCCACTATCACAGCGCTGGAACAGGCTACATCCACAGCAAATACGGCAAAGACAAATCTGGCCAATGCGACTGATACGGCCAACACGGCAAAAGACAATTTGGTTAAAGCCACATCCACCGCAAACACAACCAAGACGAATCTTGAAGCTGCCACAAAAAAGGCAGGCACGGCAATTACCGATGCCGGTACAGCCAAGACCAATCTTGAAAAGACAATCACCGATGCTGGCACGGCGAAAACACAGCTTCAGAATGTGATTGACAGTGCGAACACCCTGAAAACCACCCTGTCTAACACGATTGACACGGCCAACACCACAAAGACCAACCTTGACACGGCAATTAAAAACGCCACTACCGCGAAAAGTCAGCTTCAGACCGTCATCGACAATGCCGGTACTGTTAAAGAATCGCTTTCCGGTGTGATTGCACAGGCCGCAACAGCCAAACAGAATCTTGATAATTCTGTTGCCACGGCCAACGCAATTCTTCAGAGTTTGACAGCAGAAAACACTTCCGCAAAGTCGAACCTGTCTGAACTGCGCAGCGAAAACTTCAACAGTCAGGAAATCCTTGCCGGTGTTGCTGACTTGCGTGCTTACCTTGGCCTGTCTGATGCCGACATTCTTGGTCTTCAGGTAGACTACAAGAATAAGACATTTACCCGCATCGCCGGTGCAACCAACCTGACTGCCGGTGCAGGCTTTGACGCATTCCCGATGTACGGTGGTCGCAAGCGCTGCAATGTTGCTGATGATGGCACAATCACCGCTTGGTTTGGCGATGACGGTTACACAGAGGATGGCAGCAATGGTCAGGTCATGGTTTATCAGCCCAAGTTCTATTATTTGGTCTGTCCGGTGGTCTATGACCCCATCACCACGACTGGTATTGGCTATCATCTGCGCAAAGCCAACTACTATGTGAGCGCCAAACCCCGCCCCGGCTTCCGTCTGCACCCGGCCTTCTATGATGCCAACGGCAATGAAGTTGAATATGTCATGGAATCTGCCTTTGAAGGCAGTATCTTTGATGCGTCTGCTTCTGCCTATCTGCTGGACAATGAACAGGTAATGGATGCCAACGCAGACAAATTCTGTTCCATTGCTGGCGCAAGACCGGCAACAGGCCACAGTCAGAACCTGACCCGCGATATGGTCGAAAAGCTGGCCGCAAACCGTGGCACTGGTTGGCACGGTGACACCATCAAGGTCGAATCTGCATCACAGCTTCTGATGATTATCGAACTTGGTCTGATGAACGCACAGAATGCCATTGGGCAGGGTGTTGTCAGCCTGCCTTGGACTACAGGCAGCGACACCACAACGCCTTATGCGGCAAAAACCGGCAGCACATCCGCGCTGGGCAACGGCACTGGCCGCGCAACATCTACAACCACCTATCCAGGCAATGTGGAAACCACAGACACTGCCAATGGTAAAACTTCCGTTTCTTGGCGCGGCAAAGAAAATCCTTGGGGCAACCTTTGGAAGTTTGTTGGCGGCATGAATATCTATGGCAACGGCAAAATGGATGGTGGTCAGCCTTACATCTGCAATGATTTCAACTTCAACGAATCGAAGCATGATGGCAACTATGAAGCCGCTGGCTTCACCGTCACCCCCAAAGAAGGTTACATTTCCGCAATGGGCTATTCCACTGCCTGTGATTGGCTGTTTGTTGCTTCTGAAACGAACGGCAACAGCAACCTTCCTGTTGGTGATTACACCTATGTCACACAGAACCTGAACGGTTCCCGGATTGCTCTATTGGGCGGTTATTGGTCTAATGGCGCTGGTGCTGGGCCGTTCTGTTGGTATCTGGATACCGGCGTGGGTGTTCGGGATCGGCGTATCGGCGGTCGGCTCGTGTATGTTCCCAATGCTGAAAATCAGCAGACTGTGACCTTCTAAGCATCGTCTGCATCATGGGTTAAGTAAGGCTGATATTGTTTCACACACTGTTTACAGCATCAGACCAAGCCACAAAATTGAGGAAAAAAGATTACTCAATTAGGCAGTAATTGGAATAATGGCACTAATGCTGAGCCTTTCTATTGGAATCTGAATAACAGCGTAGGTAATCGGAATCGGAATATCAGCGGTCAGCTCGAATATGCAATAAAATTAGTTGATTATCAGCCTTGAAAGCAAAACTTCAAGGCTGATTTTCATATAAATCTTTGACCTGCTTGACCCCGCCCCTTGGCGAAACACAGAAAACAATCTGCAAGATTGACCCACCCCGACAAAGCCGGGTTGGGAAAAAAGGCTGTGCCGGTAGGTGGATAACATAACACCGTTTGAAGGCTTGGCTGATTGCATACAAAAACAAACAGTATGAAAAGATACGGCGATTTATACGAAAAAATCTGTTCACTTGACAATTTGAGACTTGCCCACCAAAACGCCAAGAAAGGCAAGGGCTGGTATCAAGAAGTCAAGATGATAGACAAAGACCCTGACCGATGGCTGAAGGAAGTGCAGACAATGCTTGTACTACACACCTTCAGAACATCGGAATATCAGGTGTTTTACAAGCGTGAAGGCAAGAAAAACCGCAAAATCTACAAACTACCATATTTCCCTGACAGAATTGTTCAATGGGCTGTCCTTCAGGTAATTGATGAATATCTTATCAAGAATCTGACAGATGACACCTATTCAGCAATTCCCGGTAGGGGAATCAACCTAGCATTGACCCGGCTTCAAAATGCCATGTGGTACGATGTGGAAAATTGCCAATTCTGCCTGAAGATTGATGCACGGCATTATTACCAAAGCATTGACCACGATATTCTGAAGCAAAAATACAGGCGCTTGTTCAAAGATGCCGAACTGCTGGCCGTGCTGGATGAAATTATTGACAGCATTGATACTGCTGACCTTGATGATTTGCTGAGATTGGAAGCAACACCCATTGACCACAAAGGGCTTCCAATCGGTAACTATCATTCACAGTATGGCGGCAACTTCTATTTTTCCAGCTTTGACCACTGGATTAAGGAAGTCAAGCGCATCAAGCACTATTTCAGGTACATGGATGATATAGTTATCTTTGCCAAGACCAAAGAAGAACTTCACGACTTGTTCAAAGAAGTTCAGGAATATTTCAAAGTGAACCTGAAATTGACCATCAAAGACAACTGGCAGATTTTTCCTTCCTATGAACGCGGTATAGATTTTCTTGGATACAGAACCTTTCTTGGCTATTCCGTCCTTAGAAAATCAACTTGTGAAGAAATGAAGCGCAAAATGACCCACATCCGCAAAAAGTGCGAATCCGGTCAAATGATGAACTATTCTGAATACTGCGCTGTCAATTCCTATTCTGGATGGATGAAACCTTGCAGCAGCTTCAGACTGAAACAGAAGTATATTGAACCGTTACTTTCATACTGTGAAAGATACTATGAAACCAATATCAAACGAAAGGCGGCTTGACCATGACTGACTTTGGAAAAACAAGAAGCACCGTGAAGCCTGAAGAACTGGAAATCACTGAATCTTTGGTTTTTGTTGCTTCCAACATCCAGCCCATCAAAGAAGATGGAACGGATGAAAATCCCGGCTTTGAAGGCTATGAATATGACCTGACTTCTTATGGCAAGGATGAATATATCAGACTTCAGGCTGAAGCAAACGCATCCTTGTCTGAACAGATGACACAGACACAGCTTGCCCTGTGTGATGTGTATGAAATGATGGTGTAAGGGGGTGAACCATTATGGCTGCTATCTATGCAAACCTTATTCACAAAGGTCTGAAAACGCTTGACGATGTACCGGACAAGCTGAAGGACAGCGTGAAAGCGCTGCTTGATGCTGCATGATTCGGCGCATCTTCAAATTTATCAGAAAGGAAGTGTTTTACATGGCTGTCATCTATGCAACCCTGATTGTGAAGGGTAAGAAGACCATCAACGATGTCCCGGCAACGCTGGTGGAACAGGTGAAGGAAATTCTGGTTGACCTTGAACTTCCTGAACTGGCGCAGTAAGCGCCTGAAAGAAGCCCTGTAAAGGGCTTGTGTCCGCAAGAAACAAGTTATCCGCAAATAGTAAATAAACCCGCTGGACAGCCTGAATGAAGGGCTGACAGCGGGTTTTATATTTGCCAAAGAAAGGACAACTACAATGAACGAAACTAAGACTGCTATCTGTTCCATCATCGGTGTGATTGGCGGCATGATTGCTTCTGCTTTTGGGGGTTGGGATGCTGCTTTGACCACGCTGGTTCTTTTCATGGTGATTGACTACATTTCCGGTCTGACTGTGGCCGGTGTCTTTCACGCATCCAGAAAAACCGAAAGCGGCACACTGGAAAGCCGTGCCGGTTGGAAGGGGCTGTGCCGCAAAGGGATGACCCTGTTATTCGTATTGATTGCACACCGGCTTGACCTTGCCATTGGGGTCAGCTATATCCGCGATACCGTCATTATTGGCTTCATTGCGAATGAATTGATTTCCATTGTCGAAAACGCCGGTCTGATGGGTATTCCGCTTCCGTCTGTAATTACTAAGGCTATTGATGTTCTGACCAAGAAGGGGGATGAGCTGAATGGCGGCAGTGACTAACGGCATCTTCAAGGGACGGTCTGAAGTCCGTTACAATTATGGGCGGTATGGTAAAGTTCGTGGCCTTGGCACAGTCTGGCACTATGGCCTTGACATTGTGGGTCTTGATGATGATGTCATCTATATGCCCGGTTACAATGGCAAGGGCATCATGGGCAAGGTCACACGCGCCCGCATCGTAACAAACCGGTCAAACAAAACATGGGAATGGGGCTGGTACATCTGTGTACAGCTTCTGTCCAATCAGACCCCTGACAACATCAACTTCCTGTATTTCTGCCATTGCAAGTCGCTGTTGGTGAAGGTTGGTCAGATTGTGAAGACAGGCGATGCGCTGGCCGTCATGGGCAACACCGGCAATGCTGCACTGAATGACCCGCCTTATTGCCACTGCCATTTTGAGGTACGCGCAACGGCAACAGGTAGGGGGCTTGACCCCACAGCTTATGCCGGTATTCCGAACCGCATCGGCATTTACGGTGAAAAGCCTTCCAGCACGACACAGACCCCCACCAAAGCACCGGTGGCAGGAACAAAAGAAGATTGGACAACTGCCAAATCTAAAGATGATTCTGCCAAGTATGGTGTGCGGTACAGGGTGTATCCCTATGCGCTGCATCTGCGCAAGGGTGCTGGTACAGACCAGCCCATCGTAAAGACCCTGAGGGCAGGAACAACGCTGGCCTACTATGGTTTGTACACTGTGCGTGATGGCGTGAAGTGGATGTATGTAATGTTGTCCGATAAGACAACAGGTTTCGTGTCGGAACAGTACATTAAAAAGGCCTGATGTGTTACTAACTTGTTACTAACCGAACAAGTTTAGTCAGGCTTTTACACGCCGCAAATATTGAACTATCGCAAAAATAGCGTAGTGACAGCCATTAAAATTTATGGTA